CGCGCTGCATTTTGAGTATTCGACGAGCAAGGGTGTGCCGGCTTAAATCGCGGCTACGGCGCGCCGTAGCGCCGGCAGGACTTTTTCTCCGAACCAGGGGTTATTCTTTTCCCATCCGATGGTCCGCTGTCCGGGGACTCCAATAAATTGAAGTGGGACAATGCGGGATCAAACGGGATTTGATGGCACAAGTGGCTGGTTTCCGCCAAAATTTCGCCGTTAAGAAAATGGGCGGCGCGGGGTTGATGGCGGCCTGAGAAGGGCCGTGGCGGGGTACCGGCGCCGGAAGTGAGGCGTGGCTTAAGTGGCCCTAAAGACGGCCTTAGACGGGCCGTGAGGGGGCGGAAAGTGGCGGAATGCTTGGCCTTAAGCAAAGCGGCCAGATGCGGCTGAAAGCGCAGATTTGAGGCGCCGAAAGGTTGGGGGTGATGCCCGATCTCGGACATCGCGGCAAAAGAGCCTGTGCGAACTGGGAACAGGTAACGCATTGAAAAGACACGGAACCTATTTGGCGTTCCCAGTTCAGTGTTCCCAGTTTGCAAGCAAAAACTCATGATTTTAGGCCGACACGCGGGTTGTTCTGTTAGTTTTTGCCTTGAGGCGCGCTAACGCGAGGTCGCGGCGGTACCAGACTATGTAGGCAATGAGAAGCGCACCGAATGACGCGGCCTGGCTCTGATCACCAGGTTCTGTCATCGACCAGAACAGAGCAATGCCAATGTAGGTGCAAAACACTGCGAATTTGCACGTGGTGCCGATGAAGAACATGACGCCGCCGGGGAAGAGTTTCCAGATCATGAGCCGGCCGGTGGTGTATGCGTGGCGCGATACTTCTTGTGGGCGCGGTAGGTCATCAAGATGATTAGGATACCGACTGGAGGGATTGCCAACGTGACAGCGCCTATCACATAGCCGAGGCCGTAGAGAAGATTTGCAGCTTCGCTCTGGGGTTTGGGCAGCGAAACCGCCGACTCACGTGCGGGCGCGCCCGGTTCCGGAACGGCCAGCATTTCTATATTGCTCATCGGGCTGCTCCTTCGGCGACTGGTATATAGAGCATGATTGCGCAACCGGTAGTTGCTGTAAATCCATCATTAAACGGTAATCCCAAGATGGGCGGCCGCAGCTCGGCACGACGCCTCATCGACAACCAGCGCGAACCAGCGATCCGGCACTTTAGCCGCTGCCGGATAAAGCGGACTGATCCATTCAAAGGCGTCTGAGAGGGTCGGTGCCGTTCCGACATTCCTGAAATACTCCCGGCACGTGACCAGCAAAAGGCACAGGTTAAAGAAATTGATTGGCTCTGTCATAGCGCCGTCGAATCCTGGAAAACCGAGGCCCTTCGTTCCCAGCATTGTCCCACGGCCTGTAGCCAACCATTCGATGGAGACGCCACAACCGTCCGCCAATGCGGACAGGGCGGACGCCTTCATGTCGCGGCCGGCCACGTAATTATTGAGCGTTCCGATCTGCATACCGATTCTGCGAGCCACCGCCGCGTTGCCGCCGCCGTGCCGGAGCGCTTCTTTGAGCCGCTCCGCGCGGTCGACAACCGCCGGATCGTCCGATTCCAAGTCATCTTTGGCCATCAAACGGTAGCTGTTCGACGAATATTGAGCAGAAACGTCATAAACACACCCCAAAAATAGTCGTTGACATCAACGCGAAAAAAGAAATAACCATTTGTACAAACGGCGATGGATAACTCTTATGGCTGATGATATAGCACCTGACACCTTAAAAAATCTGATTCTGGCGACAGGTATCACATTATCTGAGCTTTCCGTCCAGAACGGATTTTCGCCGACAGCAATTTCGGTTGCTTTGCGGAAGCGGTCGCCATTTGTGCAGCAGGTAATCGCCGACCGCCTCGGGATGCGGCCGCAGGATATTTGGCCGAGCCGTTACGACGAAAATGGGTCACCCAGGCGACTGGACCCGCGGGGGCGCCGGCTGGCGAGTGCCGCGTCATGAGCGGCGCCCAGGTGGTCTTCGTTCGGCTGGATCAGATTGATAACTCGGACCGGCTTCGCGCTATCGACAATGAAGCGGTGAAGATGCTGGCCGCGTCGATGCAGGTCGGCGACGTCAAGCGGCTCTTGCAGCCAATCACGGTCAGGCCCCTCAAACGGGGCTTTAAGCTCGTAACCGGAGCACACCGCCTGGAGGCGGCACGGTCGCTCGGCTGGGACGACATCGCTTGCATCGTAGAAGAGGGTTTGAAGGAAGACGACGCCCGCATCCGTGAGATCGATGAAAATCTCCATCGGCAAGAACTTTCGCCCTACGACCAAGCCGAATTTATCACGATGCGTTGGCGCCTTTGGCTGAAGAAGAACGATAAGCGCGCGAAGCTCCCGCAACTTGCGGAATTGGCGCAAGGTGCTGAAAGCAAAGACTTTTATGAGGAAACCGCAGGCCTCGCCGGAGTGCATCCGGAGACGATTCGGCGAGCGGTCCTTCGGCGCAGGCAACTCGACCACGTTTGGGCGGACTTGAGAGGCACTGATGCGGCCAAAAAGGGCGCGTTGCTAGACCGTCTACGCAAACTGAAATTCGGCATCGAGGACGTGGTTGCCGCGGCTGGCGATCATGGCGGGAACGTCGAGGCTGCACTTAACGCCGAGAAGGCAAATCGTAAAGCCAAGCCGCCATCGGCCGCTCAGGTTTTGAAGGCACTCGCAAAGGCATGGAAAGCGTGCCCGGCAGCCAAGCGCGCCGATTTTGTCGAGGCAAATGCTGAAGAAATTATCTCACTCCTGAAATCGCGGGGGATGTCATGAGGCGAAAGCCGGTTTCTATGTCGGGCGCTCCGTTTTTCAACATGCGGAGGATCGTATTCCCCACAATTCGCGCCGCCGTTGGCAACCCCGAGCTCCACCGTGACCTGGCTGGCTGTTGGGATGTCGACTTCCCTGAACGCTTAAGGTCGGCGGTCGAACAACGGGGGGGTTTCGAAAAGATATCTGATCTTACGGGGCTGCCGATTCCGCAGCTTAAATCTTATTGCCACGGCGGAAGGTTTCCATCGCTTTGGAATGCCGGGCTTATAGCCTTGGCTTGCGACGTGTCGCTCGACTGGTTGATGGATATGAAAGCCCATCGGCGCCGCGGCGGTTTTTTTCGAAAGCTACAGAGGCTTTCTGCCGCTGTGCGGACCGCAACGAAACTCAGGGAAGAGACCTGGACGGGGATTGGGCTGATTGCGGTGATCGCGCTTGTCTGGGGGTCGATAATTATCGGCGCGATGGTGCACTGAGATGGCGAAGGAATGGTTCACCATCAACGAGTTGCGGGCCGCGAAGGGCGCGAATTTCAGCACGCAGGCGCTGCGCGAACTGGCGCACCTGTTTCAGTCGCTGCCGAAGGACAAGGTGCGGGTGAGACCCGGCGCGAGCGATGCGACGCATGAGGCGGAGTTTCACATTTCGCTCTTTGCCCGGCCGGAGCGGAAAGCGATTGAAGCGGCGTATGGGCCGGGCAGTGACTATGAGCGGATCGCGCGGCTGGGGATTTGCCGCCCGGTGGCTGATCAGCGGTCAGTCTACGTAAGCAACGCCTCAGAGGCGGACATTCGGCAGTTTGAAGAGATGTGGCGAAATCACTGTGCCAGGATCATGCCTCGGCTGAGCCTGGTCGAATGAAAAAGACGTGGTTCAGCGCGGCTGAAATTGCCGCCGAGGCGCTGCCTGAGATGCCGGCGAGCAAGCGCGGCGTGGCGCGGCTGGCCGAGGTTTCCAAATGGGACAGGGGCGAGACTGCACGCCAGCGCCAGGGGCGCGGCGGCGGGTTGGAATATCATTTTTCACTGCTGCCAGGCGGCGCGCAGGCGGCGCTGGTGGCGCGGTATGCCGATGATGAGGGTACGCCAGTCCAGAAGTGTACCGCTGCCGCCCTGCCCGCCCTGCAGGCGCCGCGGGGGGCGGAAAGCTGGGCCTGGTATGAGACGCTGCCTTCAAGTTTGAAGGACCGGGCGTTGCAGCGGCTGGATGCGCTGACGCGGGTGGAGACGCTGCGCCGGCGTGTCGGGCGCGGGCGGGCGATTAAGGCCGTGGCGGAAGAGGCCGGCGTGACGGTGGCCAGCGTACATAACTGGCTGGACCGGGTGCGCGGTGTGGCGCGCTGCGACTGGCTGCCGGCGCTGGTGCCCGCACCGCGGGGCGGCGGCGGCCGGCCGGTGGAGATTGATGAGCGGTTCTTGGATGCCTTCAAAGCCGATTATTTGCGGCTGAGCGAGCCTTCCGTCACATCCTGTTACCGGCGGTGCGAGCGCCTGGCCAAAAAGGAAGGCTGGGCCGTGCCGAATTTGCGGACGTTGCGGCGGCGGATTGAGGATATCCCGCCGGCAGCACTGGTGCTGGCGCGGAAGGGACGGCAGGCGACGAAAGAACTTTTCCCGGCGCAGGAGCGGGACCGTTCCGGCTTCCATGCCCTGCAGGCGGTGAATGCGGACGGCCACAAGTGGGATGTGTTTGTGCGCTGGCCGGATGGAAAGGTTTCGCGGCCGATTTCCGTTGCGTGGCAGGACCTTTATTCGAATTTGTTCTTGGCCTGGCGGTTTGGGCGGACGGAAAACAAGGACGAGGTGCGTCTGACCTTCGGCGACATGATCGAAAAATACGGGATACCGGACGACGCGTGGATGGATAACGGGCTGGCGTTTGGCAACAAGCAGATGACGGGCGGTGTTGCGCACCGGTTCCGATTCCGGGTGAAGGCGGAAGAGCCGGACGGGATTATGAAGCAATTCGGCGTGCAGGTGCACTGGACCACGCCCTATGCCGGGCAGAGCAAACCGATTGAGCGGGGCTTTGGGGATTTTGCTAGGGATATTGCAAAGCACCCGGCTTTCCAGGGTGCCTATTGCGGCAACAGCCCGATGGCGAAGCCGGAGGATTATGGGAGCCGGGCGATTCCGGTTGAGGAATTTATCGCCATCGTGACGGCGGAAATCCACGCGCATAACACGCGCACCGGACGGCGGACGCGGGTGTGCGGCGGCGTAAAATCGTTTCAGCAGGCGTTTGATGAAAGCTATGCGAAATCATTGATCCGCAAGGCGACGGCGGAGCAGCGGCGGCTGTGCATGTTGGCTGTGGAAAACGTGAAGGTTCGCAAGGATGGCGCGATTTATCTGCTGGAAAACCGGTACTGGCATGAGCGGTTGCTGGAGCACCGCGGCCGGCTGGTAACGGCGCGGTTCGACCCAGAGAACGTTCACCAGGATTTGGGCGTTTATGCGGCCGACGGCACGCTGATTTGTTTGGCGCAGCTGATCGAGACGACGGGTTTTGCGGATACGGAGGCGGCGCGGACACATAATCAGGCGCGCAACGCCTTCCTGCGGGCGACCAAGGAAAGGATGGAGGCCGAGCGCGTGCTTTCACTCCGCGAGCTGGTGGCGCTGCAGCCGAAGACGGAGGCGCTGGAGCCGCCGGAGCCGAAGATTATCCGGCCGATGTTCGGGAACCTGGCCGTGAAAATGGCCGAGGACGCCGAGGACGCCGAGGAAGAAACCGAGATTTTTTACGAGAATTTCGCGCGCGGACTGCGCCTGGTGCCCGATGCGCGCGGGGAGACCTGACCGCTGAATTAACGCCTACCAAAAAAGGAGCCGCAAATGACTGAAGAAAACGAAGAGCCGCAAGCCGCGCCGCCGGCGCCGGCAGGACTGGAAGATGTAAATGCCGAGGATTTGCGGCAACTGGTGCGCGACCACGCGACGATAAACTCCACCAGCTACAAGTCGATGGCGGTCGCCGCGGGCGTTGCTGAAAGCACGTTTACGGCGTGGTTGAACAGCCGTTATGCCGGCAATAACGAGAAGATCGAGGAGAAGGTGCGCATCTGGCTGCACAGCCAGAAGAGCTTTGCCGCCGCAAAGGTGGCGGTGCCGGAGCCGCTGCGCTTTGTTCACACACGCTCGGCCAAGAAGTTTTTGAGCGCGCTGGAATTTGCCCAGGCGATGCCGGATGTTGCGGTGATCGTTGGCGCTCCTGGTACCGGGAAAACGACCGCCTGCGTGCAGTATAAGGCGACGCACCCGAATGTGTGGCATTTGACGGCGGAGCCGCTGATTTCCGCCTGCGGGCCGGTGATGAAATATCTGCGCGAGGCGGTTGGCCTGCCGGAGATGGAAACCTACCGGATTCCCCACGCCATGCAGATGAAAATTCAGAACACGCAGGGGCTGATTATTGTTGACGAGGCGCAGCACCTTTCGACCGAGGCGCTGGACCAGCTGCGTTCCGTGCATGACCGGTGCGGCGTTGGCCTGGCGCTGGTGGGCAGCGAGGAATTGTGGCGCCGGGTGGATGGCGGCGGCAGGAAAGCCGCATTCGCGCAGCTTTTTAGCCGTGTTGGCATCCGCGTGGCCGTGGGGCGGAGCAGCGTGAAGGATATCGAGGTGCTGCTGGATGCCGCCGGCATTCATGACGAAAAGCAGCGGGCGGTGCTGAAGACAATCGGGCAGAAGCCCGGCGCATTGCGAGGTATTGTGAAGACGCTGCGGGCGGCGCGCAAGGTGGCGGCCGGCGCCGGCGAGGCGCTGGGCGAACAACATATCCTACAGGCTTGGCAACTCAACTGCGGCGATGGGGGCGTGGCATGAGCGGACCCCTTGTTTTGACCATTGACCACCCGGCGGTGGGGGGTTGCGCCCCGTACCGGTTCACCAGCCAGGAGCGCGCGCTGGCGCTGCTGAATGATTTCGACGTTGAGCGCACGCGGTGGTGCGCGGTGGCGGAGCAGGCGGCGGAGATTTGGCCGGACCGCGCGGCCGTCGCGGTGCCACCGCTGAACAGGCGGCGGCGGTATCTCACGCTCATCGAGGAGATGAAGCGCGTGATGGAGGAAGTGCTGTGAGCCGGGCCAGCGAAGTTGTCGCGTTCCTGTACGCGGCGGCGCACCAGATCGACCTGGCGGACGCGCAAAAGGCCGTTGGCAGCAATCCGCACACATTTCTGATGTACCAGCGGATCGCGGATGCGGCGGAGGATTTTATCGAAGCGCACCGGAGCGAGGTTTGCCTCACCACGCCGGAGCACCAGGCCGTCATTAAGGCCGCCGTCAACATGGCGGTGACGCGGTACAAGGAGCGGGTCAGGTGTCTGGAGCGGGGCATCATTAACCTGACGCTGCTGATGGCGGATGCCGGCGTGGATGCCTCCGAGCAGGCGGCGAAGTGCATGGAGCAGCTGGGGGAGCTGTCATGAGCCACAGCCAGGATGGGCTGATGGCCGTCATCACCATCGGGCTGGCCATGCGGACGGCGCAGAAGCGGTATTTCCAGACACGCGACAAGAACGACCTGCAGGCGAGCAAGGCGCTGGAGCGGGATTTCGACAGGGCCGTCGACGCGGTGCTGCCGCCGGCGCCGGCCGGACTTTTTCAGGATCAACGTAGCAACAGTGAAAGGACTTGAGATGAGCTTGGCATTTGCGACTCAGGCTAACCAGTATTCGGCCCTTGCCGATCTGCGCGCCGAAAACGACAACCTGCGGTTCGAGCTTAAGCAGTTGAAAGACGCGCTGACGCCGACTGACGTTTTCCCGCCGGCGTGGGGATTAACGCGCTGGGAGCGGCGGCTGATTTTCATTCTATTGGAAGCAGCGCCGCGGATGATGCGGAAATCCGCGTTGGTCGAACTGATCTGCGACGATTTTAACAACGCGCCGCACTGGAAGATCGTCGATGTGTTTGTTTGCAAGGTCAGGCGGAAGCTGGCGGTGCATTGCCCGGCCGCCGTTATCGAAACGGTGTGGGGGGCTGGATACCGGATGACGCGGGAGGGCGCGGAGGCACTTCGCAAAATTCTCGCCGAAGAAAACGCGCCGGCGGCGTGATCCTGCTTGGTGATTGCGATGTGTGCCGAAATTCGCGGGTCAGGCCGGGAGTTTTCTCAAAGGAAAATCTTGACGCCTGCCCGCGGTGCACGCGCATCGCTGAAATGCAGTGGATTTATCACTTAGAAGTTGCACGAATCGAAACGATTAATTCTTTTGACGAAAAGGCGGTTAACAATGGGTCAGAAAACGAAACCACCGCGCTCCTTGAAAGCGCAAGCAGCGGCAGGATTTATTCCGCAGAACCGGTCTCAGGTGATTGACTCGATCACGCGAATCGGCATCGCGCAGCGGGAACGCCAGCGCATCGAAGCGGCGATGAACGATGAAATTGCGGCGACGAAAACCCGGTACGAAACCAAGGCGGCGCCGCATAACGAGCTGATCATGGAATTGCGGGCCGGGGTGCAGACCTGGTGCGAGGCGCACCGGGACGAGCTGACCAATGGCGGCAAGGTGAAGACGGCCGCGTTCGCCTCCGGCGAGGTGAAGTGGCGGATGACGCCGCCGAGTGTGGCGATACGCGGCGTTGAGGCGACGATGGATCTGCTGAAACGCCTTGGCCT